ATTCTAAGAACCCACAAAATGAAGGTAAAGTGTTCCTTTACAAGTTTGGTAAGAAAATCTTTGACAAGATCAACGAAGCAATGAACCCTCAGTTTGAGGATGAAAAAGCAGTTAACCCATTTGACCTGTGGGAAGGTGCTAACTTCAAGTTGAAGATTCGTAAAGTTGAAGGTTATCAGAACTATGACAAGTCTGAATTTGAGTCACCATCCGCATTATTGAATGATGATGACAAACTTGAAGCAATCTGGAAGAAAGAGTATTCCCTCAAAGAGTTCCTTGCACCAGAAAACTTCAAGACATATGATGAATTGAAAGCCCGTTTGGACAAAGTTCTTGGTGTTGATGGTTCTGCACCTGCACCACGTACTACAGTCGAACAGGCTAAAGCAATGCCACGTAAACCTGCGCCAGCAGAAGATTCAGGTATTGCCGAAGATGATGATGACTTGGCTTACTTCAGCAAACTGGCTGAAGACTGATAAAAAGGACCGAAAGGTCCTTTTTTTATACCTGTGCTTTTGCTCTCTTTAAAACCAAATCGAGAATCGGTGTATCATCACGTGTTGTGGCAGTAGAAGTTACAGTTTGGTCTGGTACAGAGGTAGACGAACTATTGACTGATACAGAAGGTGCAGAAGAACCACCAGCAGTCAAGGTTGATTGCATATTCAAATCATTGTTCTCTTGTATCTTACCAACAACAGCAGAAGAAGCCGGCATTTCTGGAATAGGAGTAGTGGTTGGTGTTTGCAAATCCAATCTTCTAGGATCAGTAGCCGCTGACTCCACAGAACCACGGCCAGCGCCAGCAGTTGATGAATTTAATAAATTGAGTCTTTTGCCTGTTTCTGGATCATAATAGGGACCAAATTCTCTATCCCAGAACTGTTCTTTTGATTTTTTTGCCGAGCCATTTCCTGCATAAATGGCTCTCGGTGCAACAAAGGGTGCCATATCTTGCATAGCATCACGTTTTGCAGGTTGTGCAATAATATCTTTTTCGATTTCACGTAATTTATCTACACCTCCTGCGGCTAAAATTTCTGCGTTATCACCTCTGGCTAATATTTCAGTTGCACGTTTTGGTGCGTTTTCAATGATATCACGTAACGCTTTTTCACCACCAGGAAATTTATCAATAGCTTTTTGATTACCATTTAATAATATGTTTGCCGCTTCTGTCGGTCCTATTATTTTCATATCCGCAACATTTTCCCTGAAATAATCTTTTAATTTTTCTCCAAGCCACATTATAGCGGCACCACCAGCAATGGCGGCAAATAGACCGATAGTGAAAGGATTGAGTAAAAACCTACCTAAACTTAATAATTTTGTGGCGGCGTTACCTCCTAAAGTAGACATAAGTATTTTCAAATCACCTAACCACTCTAATGATTTTTTAAAACCATCAATTAATCCATTTACAACAGTAAGAACACCGCTTACGGCAGTGCTTATCATTGACTTAATAGTGTCCATAAGTCCAGAAAGAAAACCCTCACCTTCTTCTTTTTTTACTATTGTTGTTGTACCACCACTCAATGAAGTGTAATCTTTTAAAACCTTTAAAAATTGATCGTGTCTACGTTGTTCTTCAGATTGTTTTTCTTCTTCAAATGACATACTGATTTGTTTTCTTTTGAGATCATCTTCACGGTTCTTTTGCATGAATGATAACATCTTATTGAGAACTTCAATAGCAGAACCACCAAAACCTTCAGATGGTACTTGACCGACAGAAGGCATTTTTGTATAAGATGAAGATTTATTTTTATCACCAGCAAAATAATTAATGTCTGATTGTGAACGACCAGTAATTCTGCCGAGAATAGCAGGAGCAAGTTTACCACCACCTGTCATTGCACGTGCAATGTTCATTGGATCAAACTTCTCTTTGATACCAGTGCCTTTTGCTTTGAGTTTATCCGAGATTGCACCTTTGATGGATGAACCAACAGAACCGCCAGATGTGATTCTATCAGTTATCAATGATGAAAGAGATTTACCTCTGATGTTGCTTGCTATTCTGTAGTCCATTTTGTTATCTCATTGTTGGGTTAAGTTCTTCTTTGGGTGCGACTCTATGTATATTTGTTTTTGCTTTTGTTGTATTATTATTTTGAAAAATCACTGGAGAACCACCGGCGGAACCTTGTGACATATCTTTTCTCATGTCGGTATTTTCTTTAGATGTTGTATTAGCTTTCTCACCAACAGAATTTGCTTCAGAATGTGGAGTCAATCCACCCTTTTTTTCTAAACGACCTTGCAATGTTTTTTCAAATTCGATTGCCCTTAACTTATATAACTCTTGATTGTTACCAACAGCATAACCAGAATCAATCATTACCTGAGCAACAGTTTTATCTTCTCCTCTATTAATAGAGTTAAACACTGCGGCCGCACCACCGGCACCAATATAGTGTGCCATATACTCATAACCAGGAGTAATTGGAACTCCTAATCTTTTTAATGTGGCAACATCTTGCGCTCTTAAAGCATTTTGTAATTCGTCCTGTAGGGTCTCATTGAACAGTGAACTCATGGGTTTTTTAAGTTGTTGCACCAGACCAGGTACAAATTCACCTTTTTTGTTTTTTCTTCCAAATAATGTTGAGGGCATAAATTGATACTTGCCAACTGCACCTGCACCTGCACCATTTTGTGAACGATATTCACCGAAAGCCTTAACTTCACTTAAAGTCATTTCAGTTAATTTTTTACCTGAAAACTCTTCTGGTGTTTTTAGATTTAGTGGTTTACCTGTTTTTGGATCTTTGGCTCTGTTAACCATTTTACCTGTTTTTTTGTCTAATGAGTCACCGTAAGACACATCATAATTTCCACCAGATTCTGCACCACCAATTGCCGAATTCATGGTGGCCATACCAGCAACTCCAACACCAACTTTAGCCGCAGTTTTAGCGGCTTCTGTTGCGGCAGGTTTAACCATAGGTAGCTTTGGTGTTGTTATAGGTGGTGCAGGAGCCGCTGTAGGTGCCGGAGGTGCAGTTTCAACAGGCTTTACTGTTGGTGGTGCTTCCGTTTTCGGTTGTGTTTTTGGTGCCTCAGCTTTTGATGGAGGGGCTTCAGTCTTAGCAGGTGTTGCTTCAGTCTTAGGCTCAGTTTTAGCTGGCTTAGTTTCCTTTTTCGTTTCAGCTTTTTCCCGAGCAGGACGTTTCTTTGCTTCTTTAGCCATATGTTTCATGGCTTTGCGTCTGACTTTCGTAGCCTCGATAAACACATCCATAACCTCTTTGTGTCTATCTTCACGCATATTCTCATTCATTTCTTTGAATGAATCGAGTGTATCTTGTTCTTGCATATCATCAGTTCTAGACTTCTCCATGAACGATAGCATTTTTTCCAAAACTCTTGTTGCTTTTTGTGAACCACCAGATGACATACTGGGTGGAGTATAGTTATTAAAGTAACTAGATTCTCTTCTAGGTGTGTACTCTTTTTTACCCGAAAAGTATTTTATGTCGCTTTTATTGCGACCAAGGAGTCTTCCAAGAATTGCTGGTGCAATATTGCTTCCACCAGTTAGTACTTTTGCGATATTAAGTGGATCAAATTTTTCTTTCAAACCCATTGAACGGGCTTTTGATCTATCAGAAAGAGCAGAACGTGTGGAAGAAAAGGTGTCCTGACCAGAAGTCAGTTTGTCTGTCATTAAATCTGCGAAGCCTTTTTTTCTTATTTTGGCTGCCTGTGCATAATTCATGTTACCAGACTGTTCAAGTATTTTTCGCTGTAATGGCACCAATACAGACTCCGCATAGCCAGGTTGTGTGGCCAACTTCATCCGTTGTGCATCCAACTTCATTTGACTGAGTTGTTTACCAAGACTCTTTACTTGTTCCAGTTGACTCTTAGTTAAGTCGTCTCCACCATTAGCCAAGATAGATTCAATATCATTATTATCCAAATAATTTTGGAACGTATATGCATCCATCTTTTTCATCTAATTTTTCTCTCGTTCTGTTTCTGTTTTAGTTTCTGATTCTCTTCCTCAATATATTGTATCAACATTGAGACATATATGTCTCTTTCCCACGGTATCATATTCTCAAGTTCCGTTAGGGAATACTTATGATGTTGTATCAAAGAGAAATTAGTTTTATAGTAATTTCTCAGGTTATCATGCCCAAATATTAGCCGAAAAAACTTTCGAGTCCTTCAACATCAAGTTTGTGTTCAAAGCCACAGCGTGAACACTTCATTTCAATTTTCTTTTCAAGTTTTGGAAGATTCGCAAAGAAGTCTTCAATCTTAGCAAACTGCTGTTGATTTAGACCTTCAATAAATTCTACTAACTCTTCTGTTGTTGTTTCTTTTGCATAATAGAATTGTTCACCGTCAAAGATATACTCGACAGATTCTGCAATCATTTCAAATGCAATGTCTGAAACATCAGACAGTTTCGATAACTTGTTAATCACAGAGAACTCTGGATACTTCAATTTGATTGAGATTGTATCTGTGAGTTGAATAACATCATTGTTCTCTTTGACACCTTCAATTTTGATATCAAGTAGATTGAGTGATGTTTCCATGATATTACCACATGCAGAGCCATCAACTTGATTGTCACAACGGTATTTGTTCTCAACAATCTCACCAACAGACCTAGCACGTAGGTTTAGAAAATAAAATTCAACATCGAGAACTGGAAGTTTCTCAATGTCAATGTTCTCTGTCACAGTACAGTTATTTAAAACTTGTTTGACGTTTTGTTCAATCGATTTAGAATCACCTGATTCCATTGCCATTAGCAAGTTCTTTTGTTCTTTCACTAGGAAAGGTCTAAAACGAACATGCTTCTTTGATAATGGTAAGTCCAATTCATAAATCGGTGTATCGATTTTTGGTAAAGCCATAATTTATTTCTCCATATTAAAAGCCAATTTCTTGAATTCCCAATTCGGCAGCAGTGGGTGCCAGTGGACTCGATCTGAATATCGAGTCCGCAATCGTATTCTCCAGAAAATCCATTGCAAGAGTTTCTAATGAATTATCACGCCAGCTTGTGTACGCAAAAGTGACAGTAAGTTTGTGGTAGCCATCGGCTGACCAATTTAAATCCATTCCATTTACAGCAATCGGATATGCATCAGCCAAATCAACAGAATATGAAACTTTATTTTGAACATCATACTGATTGATTCTAAGTCCAACAGAATAATCTTTTTTGTATTTGACATTGTAGCTGGTGTTTGGATTAATCCAGTTAAGCCATGCATCGAAGAATTTCTTTTCTTTCATGTCATCAGACACAATAAAAGTGAGTGACAGGTCATTGTATGATGACATGTATGGGAATTTCTCCTCGACACCATAAATCTTCATTG